TGCAGCCAACCCTTGAGATGGCTAAATCCTGGTCGCAAGAGCGATTTTCGCCGATGATACGGGACACAGAAACGCTCTCGGGTTTGATTGCTGACCCTCGAACCCGTGACAGTGGCAACACGATGCTTCACAAGCTATTCCCTGGCGGTCATATTAGCATCGCGGGTGCAAACTCACCGGCTGGTTTGGCATCGAGACCGATCAGGATTGTTTTATGCGATGAGGTTGACCGCTATCCCGTATCAGCGGGAACCGAGGGCGATCCGATCGAACTTGCTAGAAAAAGATCCACAACTTTCTGGAACCGAAAAATAATTCTGGTTTCAACGCCGACGAACAAAGGCAACAGCCGCATCGAGCAAGCATTTGAGGAAACAGATCAAAGAAAATACCACATCCCTTGTCCAGATTGCGATGAGCTTCAGGTTTTGAATTGGAAAAACGTCCATTGGCAAAAAGATGATCCTTCGAGCGCCGGCTATGTCTGCCCACATTGCGGATCGTTTTGGGATGACGCTATGCGTTATAACGCGGTCAAAAAGGGAAAGTGGGTCGCATCCGCGCCATTTAAGGGCATCGCCGGCTTTCATTTGAGCGGTTTGTATTCTCCCTGGACAGCATTATCACAGGCCGTTGCCGATTTTTTAGCTGCAAAAAAAGAGCCGATGCGTTTGAAAACCTGGGTCAACACATATTTAGGGGAAACCTGGGAGGAAGATGGTGATGGCGTTGAGGATGAGCAAATCCTGGGGCGCGATAGTTATGACGGGAACGAAATGCCAGATGGAGTTGTTCTCATTACCGCCGGCATCGATACGCAGGACGATCGCCTCGAGATCGAGATCGTTGGCCACGGCCGAGACCAGGAAACCTGGTCATTGGATTATCGGGTTTTGTATGGCGACCCATCATCGCCTCAAGTTTGGGGTCAACTCGATGCCGTATTGTCGGAAACCTGGGATCACCCTCGAGGCGTTGAGATGCCGATTCGATGTGCCTGTATTGACTCTGGGGGGCATCACACGAACGCGGTTTACACATTTGTTAAGCCTCGAGAGGGCCGCAGGGTTTTCGCAATCAAGGGCGTTGGCGGCGAGGGGAAGCCGCAGGTAGGAAAACCCTCGAAAAATAACCGGCAATCTGTTAGACTGTTTCCCGTGGGGGTCGATGGAATTAAGGAATTGGTGTATTCGAGATTAAAGATCAAAGAGCCAGGGCCAGGGTATTGTCATTTTCCCCAGGGTCGAGGTGATGAGTATTTTGCGCAGCTAACGGCGGAAAAGATGGTCACTCGGTTCAAAAAGGGTTATAAGAGGCGAGAATGGGTGCAAACCCGTCCTCGAAATGAGGCTCTTGATTGCCGCGTTTATGCGATTGCAGCGTTGGGAATTATGAATCTCAATTTGAACAGTTTGGCAAATCGTTTCGCAAAGGCGGCAGAGCGACAGGATGAACCGGATGAAAAGGTAGAGGTTTCAACGGCGAAGGCCGTGAGGCCATCACAGAGACAGATGCCGAGGCCAGGCGGAAGTTTTGTGAACTCTTGGAGATGATGATCGATGGCGAATTTATTTGATGCCGCAAATGCACCGACAACGGAACCGCTCGAAATTGTTGTCGGTGATTTCATTCAATGGAAACGCACCGATCTCGGAACCGATTATCCAAACAATCTATTCACCGCGACCTATATCGCCAGGATAACTGGCGGCGGTGCAAGCGAAATCCAACTCACCGGCACAGCGTCCGGTGATGACTATTTGTTCTCGGCCGATTCTGTTACATCGGCGGATTTCACTCCTGGATATTATCATTGGCAACTCGAGATCGTTCGGAACGCGGATTCTGAGCGGATCGTCATCGAGCGCGGGACGTTCGAGGCGATTGTTGATCTCGATGTCAATAACACCGACCCGCGAACTCACGCGGAAATCATGGTCGATAAGATCGAGAGCGTATTGCAAAACCGCGCGGATGCGGATGTTTCCAACTACTCGATCAACGGCCGTTCCCTGGTCAAATTGTCGATCGATGATCTTTTGAGGTGGCGAGATTATTATCGAACCGAATTGGCGATGGAAAAAAGAAAAGAACGGATGCGACGAGGCAAATCGACCGGCGCAACGATCAAGGCGAGGTTTTAGATATGGGCGTTTTTGATTTTCTAAAGAGAGATGCAAAGCCGGTTAAACGCCGCTCTTTCAAGGCCGCTCAAACTGGGCGGTTGTTTTCTGATTTTGTGGCATCTACTCGATCGGCGGATGCGGAAATTCGGCCGGCTCTAAAATCGATCCGGCATCGATGCCGCGACCTGGCGCGGAATGATGAATATGCCAGGCGGTTTTTGACGTTAATCAAAACGAATGTCGTTGGCGAAAAGGGCGTGAGCGTCCAGGTTAAGGCAAAAAATGCAGACGGAACATTCGATTCCCCAGGCAACGCGATCATCGAGAACGCATTCAAAGCCTGGTCACGCAAGGGCGTTTGCACAGTTGATGGTCGGTTTTCCTGGAAAGATGCGCAGCGTTTTGCGGCCGAGGCATTGGCGCGTGATGGTGAGTTGTTGGTTCGCCTGGTTACTTATCCAGGCAATCAGTTCAATTTTGCGATCGAGTTTCTCGAGGTTGATTTGCTCGATGAGGATCAGAACGAGGATTTGCCAAACGGGAACAAAATCCGGATGGGCATCGAGATCGATCAGTTCCACCGGCCGGTTGCTTATCATCTTTTGGCCTCACACCCAGGCGATGCGGAATATGCGACAACCCTGGCGAAAAAGAGAACTCGGATTTCGGCCGAAAAGATGTTGCACATCTATGCGCCAGACCGCGCACAGCAAACCAGGGGCGTTCCTTGGATGGCAGCAGCGGTTGCGCCATTGAAGCAGCTAAACGGCATGAGAGAGGCTGTCCTGGTCGCTGAGAGGGTATCAGCGTCCAAGATGGGTTTCTTTACCTCACCGAGCGGCGATGATTTCGTTGGCGACGATATGGAAAACACTTACACGCCGATCATCGAGGCCGACCCAGGGACATTCCACCAACTAGGGCCAGGCCAGGATTTCAAGACCTTTGACCCATCCACCGGCGCGAACAATTTTGCCGATTTCGAAAAGGCGGTTTTGCGGGGCATTGCCTCGGCGCTGGGCGTTTCATATGCCTCGATCTCGAATGATTTGACCCAAACATCCTATTCCTCGATCCGCCAGGGCGCACTCGAGGATCGTGACTTTTACAAGGTTTTGCATGATTTCATGATCGAACACTTTGTTCAGCCGGTCTTTCGGGCCTGGTTGATGGCGGCGATGGACAATGGCGCAATCCCGATTCCACCAACTAGGTTTGATAAATTCGCCGATAATTGCGAATTTAGGGCGCGGGGTTTTGCCTGGGTCGATCCGCAACGCGAAATGAACGCATCGGTCATCGGCATGAACTCTGGCATTCTATCGATGCAGGACGTTGCGAACCAATACGGTCGGGACATCGAGGATGTTTTCGACCAGATCGTTCTCGAAAGACAGATGGCCGAGGATCGCGGCATCGAGATCGCATTCCAACCGTTCGGCGGTGGGCAATCGGGTTATGGCCCGATGAAGTTCATGCCGGCGATGGAAGAACCGGAGAGCGATGGCGATGGCGACTGATTTTCCCCAAAAAGGCGACGATCTCAAGATTTCTTTGCGGAACTCTGAATATCCGCAGTTCGATCGAGATTTTGCAGAGAACATCAAAGAGTTCAATCCCGAGGTTTGGGATGCCGGCGGCAACATTCGAGGCAATGATGCGTTCACCCTTTGGGGCAGATCGCGTGATGGGTCGGAAACCGAGGGGGTTTTGGATTGGATCAAAGAGCGTGAAGCCTGGGCCGCGCGGCACTTTGGCGATGGTGAACAATTTGCCGGCGGCGACCTCGAGCCGAATTTGTCCAATGTTGGCGGCGTTATTGCACAGATCAAATGGGGCGTGATCGGCAACCTGGGCGAACAGGTGATGAAAGATGTCATCCTGGAATTGGTCAAAAAACTCGAGGGCAAAAAAGATCGAGCGATCGAGGATTTGAGCGACACCGCAAGAAAGACCCTCGAGAACAAGATCGAGGAACACAACGCCGATCACGGCGATGATCCGACAACCCGCGCAACCCTCGGAATGTTGTCCGAATGTTATTTTCGAGGCATTGGCGCATATAAGACAAATCCAGGCTCGGTTCGGCCTGGAGTGGCATCACCAGAACAATGGGCTATTGCTCGGGTCAATTCTCTGCTATTCTGTTTAAGAAATGGCAGGTTTCAAGGCGGCAAACACGACACCGATCTTTTACCGGAAGGGCATCCGGAATCGACAAAAGGTCAAGATGAGGAACGAAAAATGGATGAACAACGTCACATCAAGAACGTGACCGAAACCGATGATTCATATATCGTCGAGTTTGGCAAATCCGAAGAAATGCCAGAAGTTGAGGCCGAGGTCGATGTCGAGATCGAAGCCGAGAACGGTGGCCATGTCGAGGAAGAACGCAAAGCGCCGGCGGAAATGGAAACCCGCAAGTTGGCGATGCGTATGGATGCGGAAATGGATTCCGAGGATGATCGGCGGATGTCGATCTCGGTTTCCAGCGAGGCACCGGTCGATCGGTCATTTGGCATCGAAATCCTGGATCACAACGATCGATCCATTGATCTTTCATTCTTAAACTCGGGCAACGCACCTTTGTTGCTCGATCACGATCCCGAGCGTCAAATCGGGGTCATCGAATCTGTAAACCTTGATTCCTCGGCGCGGCGACTCCGCGCGACGGTTCGGTTCAGCAAGGGCCAACTTGGTTCCGAGGTTTACGATGACGTTCGAGATGGTATTCGCAAAAACGTGAGTATTGGATACCAAATCGGACGTATGGAACGCGACGAAAGAGCGGAAGGTGGGAACACTTATCGCGTTCGTTCGTGGAAACCTTTCGAGGCAAGTATTGTTTCGATTCCGGCTGATGACTCGGTTGGGACGAATCGCAATGCTGAAATCGAGCAAACCGTAAACCCTATTCCGGCAAAAGCCGAAAGAAAGGAAACTAAAATGTCCGATCAAGACATCCAAGCGGTTGAGGCGAACGTTCGCGCAGAATACGCCAAAACTGTAACTGACATCCTCGAGTTGGGTGCAGCTAAAAACAAACGTGATCTTGCAGACCAGGCCATCAAAAACGGTCTATCTGTTGAGCAATTTCGCGGAATGTTGGCAGTTGCAACGGCCGATCAACCTTTGACCACCGCCGATGAAATCGGCATGGAAGCCAAAGAGGTTCGCCGGTTCTCTCTCATCAACGCGATCCGCGCAATGGCGAATCCGACAGACATCAACGCGCAACGCGCAGCACAGTTTGAGTTCGAGGCATCCGCCGAGGCACAGCGCAAACTTGGCCGCGAAACACGCGGTTTGATGATCCCAGGTGACGTTCTGCGTCAGTGGAGCCAGCGCGACATCAACACAACCGACGATGCGGCATTGATCGCTGAAGACCTACGCACCGGCGATTTCATCGACGTTCTGCGCAATGCTTCAAGCGTGATGGCGGCGGGTGCGCGTATGTTGTCCGGTCTGCAAGGTGATGTTGTCATTCCTAAGAAGACAGCCGCATCAACTGCAAACTGGATCGCAAGCGAAGGTACAGCGGCGACAGAAAGCGAACCAACACTCGGTTCGGTTACAATGTCGATGAAAACCGTTGGCGCGACAACAGATGTCACACGCAACATGATGCACCAATCCTCGATGGACATCGAGACATTGATCCGCGATGACCTTACACAGTCAATCGCATCTGCGATCGATCTCGGCGCATTGGCGGGTTCTGGTTCCTCTGGTCAGCCAACAGGTATCAAGAACACATCTGGCATCAACGCACCAACAGCCTTTGCCGCAGCGAATCCAACTTTCGCTGAAGTTGTAGCAATGGAAACAGCGGTCGCAGAAGACAATGCGCTCGGCGGTTCTCTTGCTTACATCTTGCCGGCCGGTATGTATGGCGCATTGAAAACCACAGCGGTTGACAGCGGCTCTGGCCGTTTCGTTGCCGATGGTGGTTTGATGAATGGTTATAACGCAATCGTTTCTAACCAGGCAACAGCCGGCGACCTTTACTTTGGCGATTTCAGCCAGCTATTGGTCGGGATGTATGGTGGCCTCGAGTTGATCGTTGATCCATACTCATCCAGCAAGTCTGGCGGCGTTTCGATCACTGCATTGCAATCTTGCGATGTTGCGGTTCGTCACGCGGTTGCATTCGCCTTCAACAACGATGGCGCATAAGCTAAACACTGAGAGGGGCGGAAACGCCTCTCTCTCTTTATGAGGAAATCAAATGCCATATTTAGTTTTGAAATCATGTGTTGCCGGTGGCGATCGTCGAAGCGCGGGAGATGTTATTGATCTCGACGCATCCGAAGCCAAGGAATTGAAAACAGCCGGCCGAGTTTCCGAGGTGGAAAAAAAATCTGAGCCTAAAGTGGATCGGTCAGTGGGCCTGGCGAAATCGACAGCGCCTAAGCCAAAGATTCGCGCCAAGGCGAAAAATTAAGGATTGAGACATGGCGGTTGAATCTCTCGACGATCTGGCGGTTTTTCTGAGCGTCGATGATTTCGGCGTTGCGGCGACATATACGCCGACCGGCGGATCGGCCTCAACCGTCAACGGCATCTTTGACAACGACATCATCGAGGTTGATGCTGGGGGCAACGTCCCGATGGCGGTTCGACAGCCTCGGTTTCTTTGCCGCACCAATGACGTTTCCGATGCGGTCGAGGGCGATGCGTTGGTCGTAAACGCCACCAACTACACGATCCGCGTTGTGGATCACGATGGCACCGGAATGACCGTTCTTGCGTTGGAGAAAAATTGATGGCGCATATTCGAAAGTTGATCCGCGATAATATTGAAACAACCCTCACCGGCCTGGCGACCACCGGATCGAATGTCTTTGGCTCGAGAGTTTACCCAATACAAAGCGCCAGGATGCCTGGTCTTTGTGTCTACACCTCGAGCGAAACGATTGAGGCTCAAACGATCAAGCCGCCGCGTGGGTTGATACGTTCGCTCGAGGTGTCAGTTGAAGCATATGTTGAGAGCGCAACGGCGGATGATGTTCTCGATCAGATAGCGGCGGAAGTTGAGGCGGCGATGGCAACCGATCTCACTCGAGGCGGTTATTCCAAAGACACACGGTTCGTTTCGTTTGAGGCGGATTTTGCCGGCGATGGCGAAAAGCCGGTGGTTGTGGGTCGATTTATTTTTGAAATCGTGTATTCTACGCAAGAAACCGATGCCGAAACGGTCTATTAGATAGGAGACTGAAACAATGGCGAAACGCATTCAAGTTTATCCACCGACCGGCGGAATGCCGATCACGATAAACGCGCAAGATTTGGCATCATTCGAGGCCAAAGGATGGACGGACTCACCCCGATCATCCAAACCAAAGGCAACCAAAAAGGTTGTTAAAACTGAAACCCTTGAAAGTGAGGATTAAAAATGGCGACTTTTACCGGAAGCGATGGGGTGATCTTGGTTGGCACAGACCAGATTGCCGAAGTTCGTTCGTACTCGATCGATGAGACAATGGACACTCTTGAAGACACAGCGATGGGCGACACCTCTCGCACTTACAAAACATCATTGAAATCGTTCAGCGGTTCAGCCGATGTTTTCTTTGATGACAGTGACACCGCCGGCCAGGGCGCGTTGACAGTTGGTTCCGAAGTTACTTTGAGCGTCCAGTTCGAAGGTAACACCACAGGCGATCACAAGATGAGCGGTACAGTTCTCATCACCGGTCGCACAATCTCGGCATCGTTCGATGGCATGGTTGAGGCATCGATCTCATTCCAAGGCACCGGCGCGTTGACCGAATCAACAGTAGCATAAGGGGAATTTGAATTATGGCGGCTAATTCGAAATCAGAGGGGTTGAGCGTAATTCAACGCGCAAAGAACCATTATCAAAACCAGCCAATCAAGGAAATTGTTGTTCCAGAATGGGCGGATGAGGATGGAAATCCTTTCGTGTTTTACTCTCGACCCTTCACCCTGCAAGACCAGGGCAAGTTGCAATTCGCGGTTAAGAACCAATCAGAAGCGGATGCACTGGCCGAGGTTCTTGTTCTCAAGGCACTCGATGCCGAGGGCAGCAAGATTTTTCAGATCGGTGATAAAAAAGACCTACGGAACCAGGTTGATGCGTCAGTTCTCGCAAGAGTGGCGAATCAGATCATGGGGTCGATGGTTGAGGATTTGGAAAAAAACTAAGGGAGAGCGAGGAACGGCAGTTCAAGTTTTTTCTCGCTGAGAAACTGGGCAAGACGGTCGAGGAAATCGAAACCGAAATGTCTGTTGATGAGTTTATGGAATGGTCGGTCTACATTCAGATTCAGAACGACCGGCAAAAACAGGCGATGAAAAAGAATGGCAACCAACAGACTCGAAACCCGCTTAACCGCAAGAGATGAAACATCACGCGCGTTTCGCACGATGCAATCCAATCTCGGGAAGGTCGAATCGGCGTTCCTCAATGTGGCAAAAGTTGCGGGTGCTTTGGGCGCGGTTTTTGCCGGCGCGTTTGTTCGTGACCTGGTAAGCGTCAACAAAGAGTTTCAAAGCCTAAAAGCCTCGCTCATAACTTTCACCGGATCAGTTGAAAATGCGGATGGCGCGTTCAAGATTTTGCAAGAATTTGCAAAGAACACGCCATTCTCACTGCAAGAGGTTGTCGGGTCTTTCAACCTTTTGGTTTCCCAGGGCATCAAGCCAACCGAAAAACAGTTGATGGCGTTCGCGGATATTTCCGGCGGCACATCCAAATCGATCATGCAATTCGCCGAAGCGGTGGCGGATGCCTCGGTTGGCGAGTTCGAGCGGTTGAAAGAGTTCGGCATCAAGGCATCGAAAGAGGGTGATAAGGTCACTCTGAGGATCGGCGATCTTAGCAAAACAGTAAATAATGACTCGGCTTCGATCGTTGCCGCGTTGACCGATATTGCCAACACAAACTTTGCCGGCGGCGCGGAACGGCAAGCGCAAACCCTGGGCGGTGCGATCACCAACTTGCGCGACAATGTTGATGCGTTTCTTTATTCGGTCGGTGAACAGGGTTTCGCCGGTGAGTTGACCAGGGCGATCAAGATGATGTCGCAAATGGTGTCGGGAAACGATGAACTCGCAAAATCCATTTCTGATAAGTTGACAGTCGGTCTTTATGCAACGGTCGCGGCTTTGCGATTTGTTGTTGATAACATCGACACGATGTTGCTGGCCTTTAAAGTTGCATTCGGGCTGGCGGTTATCCGGCGAGTTTTAACGGTTGGAAAAGCCGTTATGCAAATGGGCAAAGCGATCGTCACCTCACAAGTTGCAATTACGGTTTTTACTGGTTTATTCCAGAAAATGACCAAACGCATGAAGGGTGGCGTTTTGGGCATTGCAGCGGCAGCGGCCGCACTTCTAACCTTTGATGAAGAAGTTCGACAGTTCATCACAGATGTCGCCGATACGATTAATATCACCGGAATGCTCGATGATGTATTCAATAACCTCGGGCTTTCGACAAATAGTTTGGAACAAGATTTCAACGACCTAGAATCGGAACTTGAAGGCACAGATCAAAGGTTCTTGCAAAACACTGGTTCGATCTTGGATTTCATTCCATCGGTCGAGGGAGCCAATGGCGCAGTGAAAGACACAAGCGTTTCGGCCGGCAAGTTAGCCGATGCTCTCGACAGCATGAAAAAGAAAATTTTTCCGGTTGAGTCGGCGTTGTCCGATTTGAAGGATGAGAAATTCGCGCTTCAAAAGATGGTCGAATCCGGCATCATCACGTTCGAGGATATGGAAACAACCCTCAACAGCCTGGCGCGTGAGGCATTGGGCCTCGACACAACCCTGGGCGATCTGAAAGACCGGCAGAGCATTGCAGAGAAAGCATTCGCGGCGGGGATCATCACCGGCCAGGAATATAAGAACATCATCGCCGACATCAAAAGCGAAACGATCGATTATAACGCCGAGAATGAAAAGACATTCGGCGCGGGAGCAATCAAGGGCGTCAAAGATTATTATCAGGCTATTTCGGACAATGCTGCGAATATGTCGGATTTTGTGACCGATGCGTTTGGTTCACTTGAAACAACTTTGTCGGATTTCTTTTACACCGGCAAACTGGATTTCGGCACCTTCACCGATGCCATCAAGCGCGGCCTGGCCGATCTTGCGGCAAAGGCGGTCATCACCACCGGTTTGAATTTCCTGGGCGATGTATTCCCGAGCCTCAAGTTCGCGGATGGTGGTTTGGTTCCTGGTTCCGGTGGGCCGCGTTCGGATGATGTCCTGGCGCGGGTTTCATCGGGCGAGTATGTCATAAAGGCGGCCAGTGTTTCCAAGTTCGGCGCGGGTTTCTTTGACCAACTCAATTCCGGCCAGATGCCAATGGGCGGCGGTGGTGGCGGCGGTGGTGGCGGGGTGTCGATCGATG